TAAAGAATTGTTTAACACTGCAGCTAAAGGCGGTAGCATTGTTGATAACTTGGCTGCTGGTAATGGATATGCACAAGCACAAAAAGCTGCTGCTGCCTATGGCATGACTCTTGAACAATTGGTTGGTTATCAATCTGTTAATACCAAGAGAACACCTGACATGATGGGTGAGATGGACTACAGTAAGCTGGCAAAGACTAAAGGCTTTGATGATGTTGTTAGTCAAGCAAAGCTTGAATATGTCAACGCACCTGATGAAGAATCGAAGAAGCAAGCTGCTGCTAAACTAGCTACATTGAACACTGCAGATGCAGCTATGAAGCTGGCAGGTAAGACAACCGAAGAAGACAAGAGAAGTAAGTTGGCTGACGAAGCTCAAGATCCTACAAAGACTGCTCAAGAAAGAGCTATTGCAGCAGCATTGTTGCAACAGCGTATTAAGATGATGTCCAATCCCAAAGAAGGAAACGAAGAGAAAGTTACACAAGCTAACCTTATCACTGTTGCATCTAGAGGATTTGCATCCACACTCGAATCATTGGCTCCCGGTAAGTTTGTTACTTCAACAGACATGCAGGGTAACATCTCTGTTATGCCTAAGGGTATTGCTGATCCTCAGATGAAGGCAGCTTATGCTCAGGCTCGTAACGGCATCATCAATGAATTCACCTTACCAGATGGTAAGCCTAAGTCTGTTACAGCTAGAAACGCCTTGGTATCCATTGGTGTTCAATTTGATGCAGATGGTAAAGCAATTCCAGCCAAGCCTGAGAATGTATTGATGGGTGCTGTGCCTACACCAATTCCTGCTGATACACCTGCACCTGCCCGTACACCACCTAAGCCAGCATCATCTACTACACCAGTGAGAGACTTTAAGAGTGTGGCTGACGCTGAAGCAGCTAACCTACCTAAAGGCACTAGGATTACAATTAATGGACGATCAGCAGAGGTTCAATAACAATGGCTATTAAATTCTTAGATGATGAAGCACAGCCTTCTTCATCCACAATTAAATTTACTGACGAGCCAAGCAAACCATCCATTGTGTTTACAGACACAGCACAGCCATCGGCTGCTGCACCTAAACCACCAGAAGATCTAACTAAACCTGCCTTCCTTGCTCCTCGTCAAAGAGCTACAGCATTACAGGAAAGAGCAGCCAACATCCGCAAAGAAGAAGAACAGAAGATTCCTTTTGATGCTTTGTGGAAAGATGATAAAAACTTCAAAGTTATCCAAGACTATGCTGCTGCTAGATTTGGTAAAGAAGGTGTTCTTCTTGTCGGAGAAACAAAGCAAGACTTTGTCAATCGTTTTGCTACTCACATGAGGAGACTTGATTTTGGTAATGAAATCAATGCTGTTGGTGAACTCCAATATTTAAATAATGCTAAGCAAGAAGATGTCTTAAAAGCTGGTGCAGCTTATGACTTGTTTAAGAACACTGCTGGTGTGTTTGATGGACAGAACAGAGGACAGAAGGGATTCCGTCCAGTGATGGATGCCATCTCTAGTATTGTTAGTAGTCCTTCTACAGCATTGACACTTGGTGTAGGTAAAGTTGCTACCAGTGGTTTAACAAAACTAGTAGCAGAGAAGGGTACTAAAGCTGCTCTCACTTCTGCTAAGGGTGTAGGTATGGCTGCTGCTACTCCTGCTGTTGGCGGTGTCACCACTGCTGCTCAGGATGTGAATGCACAGAAGATTGAATTGAATGTAGCTCAGGCTGAATTGACTGAAGCTAAGAAGATTGATCCCACCACATTGGATGCTACAGGACAGGCTCTGTTAAAGACTTATGTTGAAGACAGAGAGAAGAAGCTAGAAGGTGGTGTTAGTGGTAAGAGAGTAGCATTGGCTGGTGCTATTGGTGCTATCACTGAAACAGCAGAGGTGTTACCTTTCTTGCGTGGAGCAGGTAAAGGAAAGGTTAGTCAGTTAGATGACATCCTTAAAGCTAGAAAGCCAGCAGCAGGTGAGCCTAAGACACCAGAACCAAAGGTTGAAGTAACAGCTAAAGACTCAACAGAGAAGGCATTAGAAGATGCCTACGATATCTTTGAAGGAAGAAAGCTTCTTGATGCTCAAGGTCAGCCAACATCTGTAGCTCAGATGGAAGTTAGAAACGATCTTAATAAGAGAGCCACCCTCATTGCTCAAGACATTTGGAAACAAATTCCAGAGCTTGCTCCACAGAAAACAGAGAAAGTGTCTGATGCTATTAAGCGTACACTGGAATCTGTAGACACATTTGATGATGTTGTATTTGAAAGAGCCTTGGCCTCTGCTGATGTAACACCCGATGAATTTGCTAAGATGTTTAGAACATCCGCAGGTGATGCTGCTCGTTCTTTGCAAAGCTTATCTGTTGTTGCTCGTCTACAAAACAAACTAAAGAACATTGATCCTGCTGCTGCTGCAGAATTGAATAAGATGTATGGCGATAGAAGTGCCATCACTTCTGCCTTCACTGGTGTCAGAGATCTAGGCATGCGTTTAGATAGAGAGCTGAAAGCCTTGATGGTTTCTCAGCTTGCTACTACCATTCGTAACGCCTTCTCCGGCATCTCTGTAGTTACCTTCGGCACTGCTGCTGAAACAATTGAATCTGCTTTATATCGCATGGGTAAGACAGCAGGTGAACTAGCTACAGGTAAGCCAGTAACTGGTTCATTCACTGGTGGTCTTAAAGGTGTATACGATGATGCTGTTCGCTCTGCTTTCTATTTAGGACAGAGAGACTTATCTGCTGAAGTAACAGAAGCTTTGTTGAATGGTACGCCAGCTTTGTATAGGAAGATGATTAAGACAACAGGTGAAGCTGGTCCTAATGATCTGTCTAAAGTGGCACAGATGGCTAACACATTCAATGTGGCACAAGATGCTTTCTTCCGCAAGGCTATGTTTACTTCTTCAGTGGAGAAGCAGCTTAGCCGTGTTGGTATTGACATGTATGATGTATTAGCACAAGGTAAGCAAGTACCTTTTGATGTGTTACAGAATGCTGTCAATGAAGCCCTCAGCGGTACATTAAGTAAGATGCCTACCAAAGGCCCAATGTTCCATGCTGTCAAGTTCATTGAAGAGCTTGGACCTATTGGCTCTACAGTGATTCCTTTCCCACGCTTCATGGCTAATGCTATGGAGTGGACATATAAGCACATGCCTACTGGTGTGTTATCTGGAAGCACAGACATTGCTGCTGGTCTCACTAAGATGGCTAAAGGTGAAGCTGACATGGGAACTAAGCAAGTCACGATGGGGCTTGAGAACCTCTCTAAAGGTGCTGTAGGCACTGCTGCTTTGTATGCTGCTTATAAATACAGAGAACAGAACCAAGATACAGAATGGTACAACAGTAAGAACCCTGATGGATCTACTGTAGATATGAGAGCCTTGTTCCCTGCTGCTCCTTTCTTGGCATTAGCAGATTACATTGTCAAATTTAACAAAGGTAGAACAGACGAGTTTAAGGCTAAAGAATTCTTAGAAGCCATGACAGGCTTTAAAGCACCAGCAGGTACATACTCATGGCTTGGTGATAAGTTTGCTGAGGCTCAGGCTAATGCTGCTACTGGTGAAGACACAGCAGATAACAAAGTTAAGACCTTCTTTGGTGAATGGATGGGTGAGTACTTAGGTAGAGCACTTGTTCCAGTACAGCAAGTTAGCGACATCCTTGGTGCAATGGATCGTAATGAGACACTGCCTAGAGATGCTTATCAGATTCCAGCAGGTGAGGAAGGATTTGGTTCTTCATTTAAACAACAGTTGATGAAGCGTACTCCGGTACTCAAGCAAGAGCTGCCTGTGTATCAACCACCACTGAGAGAAACTGCAGCCTTCAATGACAACGGTCCATTGAAGATGTTGTCTGGTATTGCCATTAAAGGTACTCCTTCTGCTCTTGAAGAAGAAGTTATTAGACTTAAAGTACCCGGTAATAAAATCTTCACTAGCACTGGCGACAAGATTGTTGATGCTGATGCCCGTAAGATTATGGCTCCTTTGGTTAATGAACAGTTTGACAATCTTAAGAAGACAGACTTCTATGCTAATGCTAGTCAAGACTTACAGAAGATTGCTCTTCAGAATCTGATTAACTTTGCACAAAGAACAGCCAAAGAGATTGCTACTAACAAAGATGAAGCAGCAGCTTATACTGCGGGTAAGCAGCCTCGTCTGTACGAAGTACAATATTCTAAACTTGCTCCAGAACTTAAGCGTGTTGTTGCTGAGGTTTACCAACAGCAGCAAGGTAAAGACTTAACTACATCTAAAGACTATGCCACTGCACTAGCTTATGCTGAAGCTATGAAAGCTTTGCCCGGCTATGCTGCTGGTGGTTTGGTTAAGATGCAAGTGGGTGGAATAGCAGCTAAGATTATTGGTGAAACTGCTGAGACAGCTTTGAAGAAAGGTGCTACATCTCTGAGTGAGATTGTAGCTAAGCATTCTGTTGCTCCTGTTGTAGAACAAACAGCACAGGCATTAGCTACACCTGCTTCTGCTATGGCAAAGAAGCCATATGTTAAAAACAAATATGGTCCTGCTGTATCTGAGCCTAAGCCAGTGGATGTTGAGATGGAGAAGCTGGTATCAGATGCTGAAGCCACATTCACTCCACCACCTAAGCCTGAACCTGAAGTGGTTCCAGAGATTAAGACAGATCTTCCTATGGAAGCACCTGCTCCTATGACTCCTTATATGAAGGGGATAGCTGAGGGTGATTTAAACAAAGCCAAGTATGGCTTTAGCAGAGACTCTGACATCATTTCAGACTTTGAAGTTAGACAGAATACATTGACAGCTATTAAGCAAATGAGAACAGATGCTTTTGATAAGCTGATTGAGATGCCTAATGTGTCAGGTAAGATTGAGGATGATGTTATTGCTGTAGCTCAAGGTGAATACAGAGCAGCTAAAGGTAAGGAAGTGGATGTTAATGATCCAAAAGCTGTAGAAGATTTTGTTTCATTCTCTATGCCTTTACAGGAAAAACTAAATAAGCTTAGAGAAAAATATAAAGATAGACCACCTAAAGTGCTTTATCATGGTACAGAATATAACGCAGACGATAGAGTTGCTAAAGGATTTTTTGATCCTCAAACATTGCCTGAAGATATGGCGGGACAGCGAGAACTCAAAGTAGGAGCAACTTCTTTTACTGATGATGCTCGCTTCAACTATGCTAACACTAGCTTTGGTGGAACCAGTCCTGAGAACATTGTTCAAACAACTATCCCATATGCTGACTATGAATTTAGACGAATCAATATGTCTAGAGATCAGTATAAGAAAACAAAGATAGCACAGGATATGTCTCTTGGTGATATGAATACTATTGCAAGATCTATTACTGGATCTCCAACAGTGGCTCGTCCTCTAGGTCTTCCTAGATCTATTGGCATGCGGGAGTCTGAAGATTCTTTTGTAGAAAGTGAGAAGCTTGCCATCACTAGAAACATGTATGAGACAGAGAAGAAAACTCCCTTGTTTAAACAACAAGAAGATTTCTATAAAAACTCATTTAAGAATCTAAAAGAATTAAGAAACAATTTTCTATCCCCAGAATCCTTAAAGCCGATCAAAAAAGGTGGGGTAGGTAGTGAAGAAGTACAGGCATTAAAAGCTTATCGACTTATTAGAGGACTCATTAGAAATGAGTTTACAGAATCTGGTGGTAAAGCAACTACTCAAGCTGGATTTAAACCAATAGTCACTAGTAATCAAACAACAGCCTCTAGATTAAATAGACTGGCTAAATATTCACATGAATTCAAAATGACTTTATCTGACTTTATCCCTGAGGTTATTGAGTCGTTAGAAAGAGTGGGCAGTAAAGATAAAGCTGAAGCTCTTAAAGTATTAGAACAACAGTTTAATGTGCTGCGTAAGGAACCTATTAGCTCTGATGTTCCTAATGCTGAGATGTCTTCTGCTGTTAAGAATGAAATTAAAGCAGTAAATAATATTAGAGACTTGGTAGGTGGAACCTACAGAGATAAAGAGAATAAGAAAAGAATCGGCTTAGCTAAAGGAGGTCTAGCTAGCCGTAGAACGGTTTAAATATTAAACCTGTGGTATGCCTATCAGGAATCGAACCTGAAACGAAAGCTTAGAAGGCTTTTGTGATATCCTTTTCACCATAGGCATATCGTTATTATTTATATCTATCTAGATTATCGAAGTAGGCTCTATCAAAGCCACGCTGCCACTCCTTACCAGCCACTGACACCGGATCATATTGATTAACAATCCATCCGTGTCTAAAGGCTTTATATCCCTGCTCAAATTGAATACGCAGTGGAGCAGAACGCTCTGGTTTATAGCTCATGGTTTCTCCTTCAACTTAGAAATCTTAAGATTGTAACAATCAGATTTTACTACATATCCATTGCTACCATCTACATCACCCTTCTTCATAAACACAGCATCTTCCATATATTGCTGCTTATTATATACACCTAAATACCATCCTACAGTGAAGGTGTTCTTCACCCTAACAAAACAATAGTAGTCACACTTCTGTTTTGTATTGAGTGCAGCGATGGAGCAATCGTATGTTTCTAATGGAGCCACACTTGTTTGTTTTGTCTTAACATCCACAGTGGTTCCATTGTCTAAGACTAAGTCATAGTCATAGGTATTCTCTAACTTACCCCCTAACACTTGCTGAGCTATAGCTTCACCAATGAAGCCAGCAATGTTGCCAGCCCCATTCATGATGGAGTTGTGCAGCTTACCCATCTCAGCCGCCTTATCTCTAGCTTCGACAAGCATTGTCGGTGTTATAACTATTTCAATCATTAGTTTTTACCATTTTACCAATCTCTTCAAACTCACCAATATAAATACTGATGAATGGAAGTTTAATTAGTACACCTTGATATGCATACAATTTATCAACATCACTACCATCATCAATGATGTGGCAGATGTTTTCATTATATTCGATATCAAGACCAATGCCTTGTCTTAACTCTACAACTATCATACAGCTTTCCCCCATACATCATCCCATGTACCAGTGGTAGCACCCTTGCTATAGTCTGTTACACGCTGCTCAAAGAAGTTGGTGTGACTAACACCAAGCATTCCATCCACCCAAGGCAGAGGATTCTTCTTAATCTTGTAGATGCCTTTCATGCCCATAGAGATGAGCCTACGATCAGCAATGTAGCGAATGTATTGCTTCACTTCTTCTTTCGTAAGCTTCTCGACCTCGACCATTGAAAAAGCCAGATCCACAAACTGATCCTCCAGACCCACCATTTGATCTGCAATCTTCTTAATCTGCTCCGTAGTCGTTTCTTCTGGATGATGCTTAACATACTCACGATAGACCTTAATCATACCTTCAGCATGCTGAGTCTCATCCACTATGGACCAAGCAATGATCTGACCTAGTCCTTTGAGTTTACCATTCCTTGCAAAGTTAAGCAACATAACAAAGCTAGAGAATAGCTGCATTCCCTCACCGAAGGCAGAGATGGCAGCAATCTTCTCAGCCATTGGTGCTTCACTCAGATTGTTAATGTAGTCATGCTTCTCCACCATCTCTTTGTACTGGAGGAACTCATTGTAGGTAGACTCAGGCAAGCCCAAGGTTTCAATGAGGTGAGCATAAGCAGCCACATGCAGGGCTTCTCTACCTGCAAAACCACTCATCATCATCCTCACCTCAGGCTGCTTAAACACTGGGATGTAGTGGTCATGATAACCACTGCCAATGTCTAAGTCTCCCTGAACAAAGAAGCGTAAGATTTTAGTAAGGAACTCTTGCTCCTGTTTGCTCAGCTTCTTGTAGTCTTTAACATCCTCAGACATAGGCACTTCGGTATGAAGCCAATGGCTTTGCTCATGCTGCAACCAAGCATCGTAAGCCCAAGGAAATTTAAATGGTTTAAATGTTGTACGCTCTTGCGTAATGTCAGCTTTAGTCTTCACCATAATCAACCTTCACATGCTAAACAAGTATCACCATCTGCCACCGTCTTGAGATCAATCTCATCTTCAATACGCTGACGCTTAATCTGAGCACCAACTTTATCTGCCTTACGCACCTTCTCAGAACGAAGATAGTATAAGCTTTTGAGTCCACTCTTCCAAGCAAGGAAGTGAATGGCATGCAGATATTTAATTGATACATTGGCAGGGAAGAACAGGTTAATGCTCTGGCCTTGGTCAATATATTGTTGTCTGTCTGAGGCAAGCTCAACCAACCAACGCTGATCAATTTCCATAGCTGTCTTAAACACTTCCTTTACTTGTTCAGGAATGTCTAGGTGCTGTACAGATCCTTCGTTGCTGATGATGGATGCCCACACATCGTCATTGTCCATATCCAGTGCAGCAAGTTCTGCTTTCAAGAACCTGTTCTTGTAAACGAATGCTCCGCTGAGCGTGTCTTGGCGAAATACATTCGCTCTGTACGGCTCGACTGAAGGGCTAGTATTGCCCATGATAAGGCTGCTACTAGCATTAG